TACTTCCACGACGAAGGTGTAGTGCCAGAAGAAAGAATGGCAGGCGACTGTGCTTGTATATTCCCTAACACGTGGACACCTATTCCGCCATACGATCCTAACTTCAAACAAGAAGCTGATGTTGTACTAAAGAATGATGTAATGTTGCATACATTTTTACCGCATATGCATTTCCGCGGTAAAGCAATGAGAGCAACAGCATATTATCCAGACGGTGAAGTAGAAGAACTTATTGATATTCCACGTTATGAATATGCTTGGCAACTTTCGTACACTTGGCGTGAACCTAAGTTTCTACCACAAGGTACGAGGTTACACGTAGAAGGATGGTTTGATAACTCAGCGGACAATCCAATGAATCCTGACCCAAGCAGAGAAGTACCTTGGGGACAGATGAGCGAGGATGAAATGTTCTTTGGAGCATTTACTTGGAAAAACCTATAATTTACTTATAGGTATATCTGAACTGGCGTGGAGATTCCAAACTTGTTTGCGTTCCACGCCTTTCTTTTGAGCAAACACTTTAGCATCACAGTTTGAACATACGTGAAAATAGTTGTTGTTTAGACGCTTAGGATCCATGCTGCCTCTTGCACGTTCAAACTCTTCATCACAACTGTCGCAACGAAACACACACATAGTCAATTCACGCTTGTAGGTGTGTTCTTTGCCCGTTTTACTAGTTCTAACGTGCCGCGTTTGTTTTTTATATTCTTTTATGAACATAATTATATTTACATTAAGATTATAAAATTATATCATAAATAGTATTAAGAAAGGAAAAAACATGAGTATCTGTACACTTACTGATGCTGCAAAAGCACAAATTGATTTACTATGTGAGGAAAATTCGTGTTATGCAATTAGTTTAAACATCAAAGGCGGAGGTTGTGCAGGTTTTGAGTATGAATGGGGAATGATGCAGTCCCCTGAAGAGCTTGAAGAAGGCGACGAAGTTATTAAAACTGACAACAATTGCAGTTTTGTAATAGGCAAACACTCACTTATGTTTTTGATAGGAACAACAGTTGACTATACACGCAGTTTAGTAGGTTCAACTTTTGAAATAAAAAATCCTAATGCCCAATCGTCGTGCGGTTGTGGTGTTAGTGTAAACTTTGATATGGATAGTATTCCACAAATTTAACGGAGCAAATTAAATGGCAAGACAACAGGTTGATATTGGCGTAGAAGGTAATGACGGCACAGGCGATAGTATTCGCGAATCGTTTCGTAAAGTAAATGAAAACTTCCAAGAACTATACGCTGTATTTGGTATAGGTGGACAAATATCGTTTACAGACCTAAGTGATACTCCTAACAATTATGAAGGCAATGAAAATAAAATTCCTGTTGTACGTTCAGACGGCAGTGGACTAAACTTATTAGAATTTGCTTCTGATAATGCTTTAGACGGATCTAACGATACTATCGGATTTGATTTTTCGATTGACGGAAAATTAATTGTAAAACAATTAGTATCTAAACTGTCAAATGACCCAGAACCTACTCTAAGTGGACCTTTAGATGCAGCAACTCAACCTATTGCAAACGTTACTGTTTCCCAAGACGCAATTAACCTTTTTAACGATGTACACGGAACAAATTTAGATATTGGTGCATTAGTAATTAATAAAAACTATGCTGACAGAAACTATCAAGAAAAGGCAGTTGCAGGCGGTGGCTTAAGAGTTGGTGACGAACCTGCTAGTACTGATATCTATACAATAACAGCTGACGGACTTACAGCAGGTTATTTTAGAGCAAATAGTCATGGACTATCAGAAGCTTACACAGGTGCTCCTTTTATTTTTAACAGCACAGGAGACGATCCTTTTGGTGTTGTGACCGGAACAACATATTATATAGGTATTGCTAATGATAACGATATAGGGTTATTTGCTACAGAAGATGACGCTATTGCTGGTAATAATAGAATATTATTAAGTGGCGGTTCAGGAGTATTTACTTTACTCGATGCTGCTTATGACGATAGTTTAGAAGGTAATTGGTTATCTAATGTAGCGTTACCGCGTAAGAGTATTGTTCGTCGTCAAGGCGATACAATGACAGGACCGTTAAATTTATATGATCATCCTGGCGAATTAATTGGTACAGGTTTACCATTTGGTCCAGATGACCTGCAGGCAGCAACAAAACTTTATGTTGATAATGCCGCAGCATCTAGTAAAGTTAACATTTATGTTAGTGCTGCATCAGGAGACGACAGACAAACTTATACTCCAGTAGGAAAAGAAGGCAGAAATCCTGCGTATGCATATAAAACAATAAATGCTGCTGCACAAAAAGCAGAAGAAATAATGTTGTCTGCTCCAAAAGAACCAGGTCCTTATATGCAGACTATGACATATAATACTGGCGAAAATGAAGGATCTATTGTTACTGCAGGTATAACAAGTCCTATTTCGGGAAGATCAAATGCAAGAACTCTTATAGTTGAAAATAAAGAGTTTGTTGCAAAAGAAGTCACAGGTTATATAGATGCACTATACCCTTCTTTTGCAGATAATTATGACAAAGAAATATGTCAGCGAGATGTACAATTAATACTAGATAGTGTTAGTCTTGATGCATTGCTAGGAAATAACGCTAACTATCTATCCCGCTATGCAGGTTTAAGATATTATTCAAATGTAAGCGCACAAAAAGCAATCGGTTCACAAAAAGCATACACTGTTGCTGGCATAGAATATGCTAAAGTACTAGTTAGAGATTATATTCTCACTAACACTGCTGTTCCAACAACTTATCAAGATAGAGTAGAACAATTTATAGATGTTGCTGTTATACCTGACAGTTTAGCAGACGAATCTATTGCAGCTAAGTTTGATATTATTTTAGAAGTTATTGAAAACGGCGTACTAGATGCTCCTCAAATTGTTGACGGCACTACAAATTACAAAATTAACATCAGTAACGGTAACTTTGGATTTATAGATCAAGCTAATCCAGGAAATACAGATATTATTCCAGGTAAAGTAGTACGAGGTAAAAATTCAGGTGCTATTGGTAGAATAATCGACTATAAGTATGAAGCAGGAACAAGACCGGTTAGTGTAATTGAGACTGACGAAATTGAAATACAACTGCTGAAACCTATTGAATTTGAAGAAGGCGAGCCTTTAGAATATGGTAATATTGTCAATGAAACTCAAGTCACTATTAGAGTTGAATCTGGTATATACGAAGAAGATTTTCCCATACGTGTTCCGCCAAACGTTTCTATCAAAGGTGACGAATTTAGAAGAACTATAATACGTCCAAAAGACCGCATATCGCAATCACGATATGCAAGTCTTTTCTTTTATAGAGATGCAGTATTTGATGGTCTTGTATTAGGTAAATCAAGTATTGAAACTATAGACTTTACTGCTAGTGCAGATGCACTAAGACCAGCAGGTACTTACACTGTAACCGATGTAGACTATTCTACAAACAAATTAGGCAGCGATGCAATATTTGAAATTACAGTAGATGGAACAGGGGCTGTTACAGATGTAACAGTAACTAATGCTGGTAAAGATTTTCAAGCAAATGAAATTGTTTCAGTACAAGATGCTGCTTTAGGTAACAATGGCGCAGCAGCATACAGCTTTACAGTAGTAACAGTTCCAAATGGTGTACAATATACTAATCCTATTTCAGACGAAGTAGACGGTTATTTTGGTAATCATTATCTATTAAAGCCTAATAAACTTAAAAACGTAGGTGCTGGTTACGAAAACGTTGGCGATTGGGAAACGGCAGCACTAGCGTTAATTGACAACAGAGAGTTTATTCAAGAACAAGTTGTAAACTACATAGAAACAACCTATCCGGCACTAATCGGCTTATATTCAAGAACAAAATGTTCTAGAGACACAGGCTTAATTGTAGATGCTTTAGTGAATGACTTGCGTAATGGTGGCAACGAATTTTCTTTAGAAGCACAAGGTGAGTATTATGTAGGTGCATTACCGGTAGATGGAAGCCAAACAGAAGAAACAATAGATGGCATCCGTCATATATTTACCCTTGCAGACGATATTATTAGAGGTGTAGAACCAACTACACTATATGGCCCGAGTGGATCAGCGCCAAATCCTGGTGTTAACTTAGATTATGCATATGATGGATTTAACGGCGACGGCGATCCAGCAGAATGGACTGCTTCTACACTATATAGATTAGGTAACGTAGTAAAATATTTTATTGGAGGTGAAGATCGTTATTATACTCCAACAACAGAACACACATCGGGTAATACATTTAATGCAGTTGAAATAGCTAATTTTTGGAGACAAATAGACGGACCACAAAATGTTGTATATAACTTGATTGAAACAGTTGTATTTGCATTTAATGATGATTATAATCCGCCATTAAGAAACACAGAAATGGATGTGTTCCTAATGAATGATGCTACTATTCTACGTAACATTACTGGACAAGGACACGGCGGTTTCCAGATGGTACTTGATCCTGAAGGGCAAGTACTTACTAAATCACCTTATTGTCAAACTGGTACAGGTTTTGCCGCAAGTATTAACAAACAAGCATTCCGAGGAGGATTATTTGTTGATGCATTCGTAGGTAACTCAGCAGTTCAAGTTGTTGAAAGAGTAGACGGTGATGCATTTAGATTAAGCATACAGAGTTTAGGTAGTGCATTAGAACCACAAGGATTATTTGTTAGAAGACCAGAAACTCCAAGTGTATTTTATATTGATGGTAGACGCTTCCAGATTAACGCAGTCACACAGTACGATAAAGAACTAGGAACAGCAGAACTAATATTGTCACCGGGCTCAAATGACGGTCAAGGATTTGCAGGACTAACTAGTGAATTATCTACAGGAGTAGATCTCGACGATTTAAGTTCGCCTATTCCAATTACATTGCAAACAGCTGGTAACAGAAGTATGCTAGGTAACGACTTTACTCAAATTAATGATAAAGGTTATGGTCTAGTTTGTGTAAACGGTGCGCTATCAGAAATGGTTAGTATGTTTACGTACTATTGTTGGACCAGTTACTATGCTAAAAATGGATCAGAGATTAGATCGCTAACAGGCTCAAGCTGTTATGGTGAATACGGTCTAGTTGCTGAAGGATCAGATCCAAACGAAATTCCAGACAGTATTGCACTTGCACAAGACATGGTTGAAAGTGCAAAAACATTTAGTGCTAACGTAATTTTAGAACTTGCAGGTCCGATTATACTAGAAGAAGGCGAAATAATAACACAAAACATAACAAATGCTACAGGTACTGTATCTAAAGATACGAGTCAACTAGGAGATAGCGTAGCTGTTCCTATCGGAGAATCAGTAATATATTTAAAAGATACTTCAGGTGCTTTTGATACAACAAACGAACTAGTAGTTACTGGCCCAATTACAGGAGATTCTACTGCAATAGCATTAGGCTCGGATAGCATACCTATAAGAGTAGATAGCACAGGTTATGCTAACGAAAAATTAAATCTATTCTTATATGCTTATGACTTTAAAGAACTTCCTAGCAATAGATCAGAATTTGATATATATCACCCTGATCGTCCTGCTTTTGCACGTTATGAAGTTGCAAATGTTGCACCAACAGCCGCTCATATAGGAAGAATAAGATATTTAGGCGGTGATATTCCATTTAAGAACGAAGTTTTAGATAACGGTTTAGCAGCAGGTGTTACATTTACTTTATACAAAACTATTAGAGATGGTTACAGTATAGAGATAAACAATCCTGGCAGTAATTATACAGTTGGCGACACTATGGAAGTTGACGGATTGTATTTAGGCGGCGGCACAATTGAAAATGATGCATTTATTACAATTACTGAAGTTGATGGCGGATCTGTAACAGGCGCAACAATAACAGGATCTCCGTTTGTAGATTCTAATAGCCCAATGTATAGTGGTAAAGTTTACAAACTAAATTTCTCAACTAGTGACTCACAGTTTAGTACAGATGGGTTATTAGAGGATGTAGGATTTGGTGATAGAATTAACTATAGAAGAAACCAAACTCATACTATTTCAGACTTTGCAAGACCAGATATTCTTACAATTCGTCCAAGTACTGCTGTTATCTTTAACGAAAATCCAGACTTTGTTTATAGAAGTATTAGTTTCTTAACATCAGATAGTCTAGGCAATGAATTAGAAAATGATCAATTACAATCAGGTTTTGATAGTTCATATGATTATATTAGATTGATTATAGATAGTGCAAAAGCCCAAGAAATTCCTTTAGCAGGATTAGGAACAACCAAAGGCGGCACAATTGGAGACAGAGTTCTTGCAGTACAACCAACACTAGATGATAATGAAATTTCTAGATTGAATAATAATGCTAGAACTCCTGAAGCTAATAGACCGATTGGTTGGACAGTGGAAAACTTACAAGAAGCTCCTATATTTACATGGAGTGGTAAAAAGTTTTATGTGTATAATGCAAGAGGAGTAGATGGAACTAATACAGAAGTTCCGTTAGCCGAAGACAATGAATATGTAATTGTCGACATTGAAGTAATCGACAGTATTAATTTAGAAGATTATTCTAATCCAGGCGGATTAGAAGAGGGGTTAGGCTCTCCTGTTGTATTAGGGTCAGAAACTGTAACAATTAGAGCAGGTCTAAAAGCTGGTGCTGAAGGAACAGTAACAGTTAATATTTCAACTTGTCGTGCTACATCACATGACTTCTTAGATGTTGGATCGGGCGGGTTTAATGAATCCAATTATCCTACAGTTATTTTTGGTGAACCAGCCTCAAAAGATCAAGCAAAAGAAGTTGACGAACGTGGTAAAGGTCGTGTGTTCTATGTAAGTACAGACCAAAACGGTATCTTTAGAGTTGGTAGATTCTTTAGCGTTGACCAAGGTACTGGTACAGTTACATTTAGTGCGTCACTTGCACTTTCAGATGTTGATGGACTAGGTTTTAAACGTGGTGTTGTTATTACTGAATTCTCAACAGATACAGCAATGACAGATAATGCATCAGATACTGTTCCGACAGAACTTGCTGTACGTGGTTATGTTAACAGAAGACTAGGTTACGATGTAAACGGTACTCCTGTTTCAAACAAATTAGGTCCAGGTGTACTTGCTCCTAACGGTGCTGTTCCAATGACAGACGATTTAAACGCAGCAGGTAACACAATTACAAACCTAAAAGCACCTAATTCTGAATCAGATGCTGCAACTAAAAAATATGTTGATGACGGTCGTGGTTTAAGTGACGAAATTAAAGATCTAAGAAGTTTACAATATCAAAGCTTTGGTGCTAACCAATTATTAGTATCAACAGAGTATAAAAAAATCTATGTATTATTAAGCAGCATAGTAAGTGGACCCTTTGAACGAGGAGATACAATTACAGGTAGTGTTACAGGTGCTACAGGAACAATCGTAGATGTACAAAATGTAGAAGGATATGAAGGTGATTTAATTGAAATAACATTTACACCTCTTACCGGTACATTTAGTGACGGTAAACCGATTGGAAGTTCGCCTGATCCTGATGTACTATTAGTATCAGGAGGTGCTGAAGGTTTAGTAGTAGACGGACCTGTTGACGAATGGGTAAACGGTGTTGAAAGTCCGGCTAGTGATATAGAACTGTTAACAAATAAAGAAGTTACTATAGACGGATTTGGAGTTGTAACAGATAGATATACAACTCTAAATTTCCAATTAAAACCAAACTCTATTGTAAATGACGATGTAAATGGTGTAGCAAATATTTCTCAAAGTAAACTTAACTTGAATAGTGCAACTACAAGAGGAAGTGCTACAGGCATTACACAAAATGATTTAGGTGTTGTTGCATTTGATGAAAGAATATTTACAACTACTGATGGTTGGGTAAGCATAGACAACGGCCAGCTACCATTAGAAAAAATACAAAGAATAAATGACGGTACTGTGTTAGGAAACTGGAGTGGTGATAGTTCAGATAATGACATAGATCAAATTCCATTTAGCACAGTTATTTCAGAAGGCGGTGGCCTAGGAGATGCGGACTTTATAACTGAATTAACAACACTAGATGATCCAGGCGAGGCATTAATTAAAACTGGTGAAGGTACTTATGGTATTTCGAATGTAAGTGTTTCAGGTGAAGTTAACAGCATTGTTAAAACAGATGCAGATGGCAGTATACAAGTTAACTCACTTATACTAGGTGGTAATGCAAGTTACGAAGTACTATCGCTAGATGGTACAACTGTAATTTTCAAAACTCCTTCGCAAGGTGAAATACTAAGAGCTGCTGGCGGTTCTCCTGCTGTAGGTGCACCTGCTGATCCTGGATATGTAGCTCCTACATTTCCTGATTTAGAAATTTCAGGAAGTGTTAATATTGGTGCAACAGGTGTAGCAGAAAGTACACTACAAGGTTTGTCAAACTTTAATGGCGAAAGCAATTTAGGTGTAGATTGGATTTATTCTAGTTTTATCGAAGCACCAGGCGAAAAAGGCGCAGCATCAACAGGTATAGGTATTGGTGCTAATACTGGTAAATCACTTGTAGGTGAAATTGCAATAATTACTGCTGATAGTGCTACAAGTTCAAGTGTATCTCCGATGACATTTAGTTCGTCAGGTGCATTACCTGATACAGATAATACCTATGATATTGGTAGTTCATCACTAAAATATGCAAACGTATATGCAACAACATTCCATGGTACTGCTACTGAAGCATATTATGCTGACTTGGCAGAAAACTACTTAGGTGATGCTGATTACGAACCAGGAACAGTGCTAGTGTTTGGTGGTGATGCAGAAGTTACTGTATGTACTGCTAAAGGACAAACAAGTGTAGCAGGTGTTGTTACAACTAACCCAGCACACTTGATGAACAGTGCATTGGAAGGTGATCACGTTGTAGGACTAGCACTACAAGGTAGAGTACCATGTAAAGTTATTGGCACTGTAAAGAAAGGCGACATGCTGGTTACAAGTGCAGTACCAGGTTATGCAATAGTGAATAACTCCCCAGGCGTTGGAACTGTTATCGGTAAAGCAATAAGCGAAAAAACTGATCAGGATAGAGGAATTGTTGAAGTGGTTGTAGGGAAGCACTAATGGAAAATAAAAACATAGATAAATTGATTCAAAAAGGAGCAAAAGCTTCTGTAGACAATAAAAACCCGCAGCCAAGACGTGTTGTTGCAACTGCTGGAAAATTAAGAGTACAACTTGGAGCACCAAATGGCAAAACAAATAATTGATTTAGGAACAAGTCCAAATAAGGGCGACGGAGATCCGCTACGCACAGCATTCGACAAAGTCAACGATAACTTTGATGAATTATATCTTGCTTTAGGAAATCCTTCCGGAGCAACAACAGATGTTTTGCCAAACACTAACGGTACTATAAATTTAGGTAGTGCAGATAAAGCGTGGGCAGACTTACATGTTGCAGACTTTATCTACTTAAATGGTGCTAGAATCGAAGTTACAGCAGGAGGCGCATTACTTGTAAATGGTGGCGCACCTGCAGAAGTACAAGATACTGTAGGCAGTGTATTTGGCGACGATTCAACACTACTTGTAGATGGTGTTAATTCGCAAATTGTTGGAGATTATTACGGAACACTCAGAAACCAAAATTGGATGGCAGCATATGATGGATTTCTAACTATTGCAAATGGTGGCTCTACTGGTCCAGGACCTATTCAAATTGTAGCATCAGCAAATTTAGATCTTTCTGCAGGCGCGGGACAAGTAATTAATGCAAATAGAAATATTGTAGCAGCAGAAGGTGTAACTGGCGATGTAACTGGTAACGTTTCGGGTAATATTACAGGTGATGTCAAAGGTAGCGTGTTTGGCGACGATAGTACACTATTAGTTGACGCAGTAAATAGCGTTATACCTAAAGCAGTAGTAGAAGATAGTGCAAATTGGGACACAGCGTACAGCTGGGGAGACCATAGTGTTGCAGGTTACTTAACTACATTTACAGAAACAGATCCTATAGTAGGTGCTGTCAACGGTATTGTAAAAGCAGACGGCGCAGGCAATATTACAGCAGCAGTTGCAGGAACTGATTATATTGTTTCTGAAACAATTGACTTGGCAACACTTAAAACAGAAGTAGCAGCAAGTGTAGATTTTACAGACTTCCAAACTAGGATAGCGGCGCTTTAAGCAGATACGATAAATATATTAAATAACAGGATTTATAAGAATGGCAAATAGATTTCCACTAATACTAGACACAACAGATGGTAATAAAATTAAAGAATTGCCAGACGGAGATAATCTTGATTTAACTAACAGTAGCATAACAAGTGTTAACGATATTACATCAGCTGGTACAATAAGCACACAAGAACTTCTTGTTAGAGGTAATACTGTTGCTCCTGTTGAATTTTCTGATCTAGTAGACACTCCAGACAATTTTACAGGCTCTGCAAATTATTTTGTAAAAGTTAATGCGGCAGGCACCGGCATAGAATTTAGACCGTTGAGCGATATTGGTAATATCGATGTTGAAGGTATTAATATAAGTGGTGATATTATTCCTACTGATAACGGATCGCAAAATATAGGAAGTGACGATTTTAAATTTAATAAAATTAGAGTTCAGCAATTAGCCGGTAATCTTGTTGATACAACCGGAAGTGTTGTTTTTGATTATGATACAGGTAAAATAACTTATGCAGCACTACAAGGCGCTCCTCAATTTTTATCTGAATTTACAGACGATGTTGGATATTTAAGAACTGCTGATTTAGATGACACTCTAGGTACGTTATTCGGTTCAGAACCTTTTGTTTCAGATCTTAAAGGTAGTGTTGTTGCTGACGATTCTACCGTTATAATCGATGGAGTAGCAGGACTTGTTGTTGGTGATATACAAAACGATTTTACTCAATCTAATGAAATTGTTGTTGGTGACTTAACAGTTACAAATGTGGATGTTAACGGAACATTTGTTTTTAGTGGTGCTCAAGCAGTCGGATTAACCATTCAAGATAGTATAACAGGTGTAGGTGGACTTGTACTAACAACTAATGGATCATTATTACAAGAACTTATTAACATTTCTCCAGCACTAGCAGACGGTGAAGTTAATATTGATGCAAATAAAATTAGATTACTAGGTGATGTTTCAGAACCTATTACAGCTAGTGGCGGATTTGTAGGCGACCTTACTGGTTCTGTTGTATCGGATAACAGTACAGTTATTATAGACGGCGTTGCCGGAAAAATTGTAGCACCAAATGTAACAGGTACAGCAACATTTGAAGATAATGTAATTGTTGTAGGAAACCTAACAGTACAAGGTTCGACTACTAGTGTAGAAACAACTAATACAACCATCACTGATAATATTATTACACTTAATGATGGTGAAACTGGTGCAGGAGTATCATTAGGAACAGCAGGAATTGAGATCGATCGTGGTACCAATCCTAACGTATCTTTTGTTTGGAGTGAAGCTGATAGTTATTTTACTACAGAAACAAATAATTTAAATGGGAACATTGTTTCTGCAACAACTCGTTTTGAAGGTGCGCTTACAGGTAATGTAACTGGCGATGTAACAGGTGACCTAACTGGTGATTCTGCAGGTACACACACAGGACCTGTAGTAGGCATAGTGACAGGTTACTTGATTGGTGACATGACAGGTTCTGTATTTGCCGATGATAGTACAGTTATAGTAGATGCTGTTAATAACTCTATAAATGCTACAACCGCAGATCTTCCAATTATAATTGGTGGACAAATCAATCCATCAGATGGCGGCACAATATCTTTGGGCGGATCGTTTGGCAGTGTAAGCTATAATGATAGTTCTGGTAATATACAAATTGCAACAACAGGTACAACTAGTATAATTGGTGCTGCTTCGGGTGCTATTAACATCGGAACAAGCACAAGTGGAACAGTAACTATCGGTAATGGTACTAACACTATAGATATTAATACTGGTTCAACTTTAGATTTATCAGGAGTTACAGTTACAGGCGCAACATTTAATCTATCAGGTGATATCGACAACTCGGCTGAACTTGATATAGGTGGAACTAATGCTACTGCTGTTAATATTGGTAGGGCAGGAATTACAACAACAATAAACGGTACTGTAAGTTTTGCAAGTGCTCTTATTGCAAATAATATTACAGCAGACGACAGTATACAAATTACAACAGCAGTTGGGTCTAATAATGCAATTACAATTAGGCCTCAAGGTACTAATAATTCTATTAACTTAACTTCAGATACAATTAATATTAATGGAACTGTAGGTACTTCATTTACAGTAAATGGCGTCATAACTGGTGACATTAAAGGTAGTATTTTTGCAGACGATTCAACATTACTTGTAGATAGTGTAAATGGGATTATACCTAAAGCAAATATACAAGATAGCACTAATTGGGATACAGCACACGGATGGGGAGATCATGCAGGCGCTGGATATTTAACTAGTGTAGCATTTGGCGATCTTACGTCAACACCTTCAACGCTTGCAGGTTACGGTATTATCGATGCTGCAACATCAGCACAAGGTGCTCTTGCAGATAGTGCTTTACAAGAAGGCGACAAATTTGATGTGATAGGTTCTGTTTTTGCAGACGATTCAACTGTTCTTGTTGATGCACTAACTGGGACTATACCAGGTTATGTAAGTATTGAAGATCTAAAAACAGCATTACAAGATGGCGCTGGAGACTATGCTGCATTTAAAGCATGGGTACTAGCAAATCTATAACGGAGATATAAATGGCTATAGAATTAATTAACATAGGGCAAATAGCAAATGACGGAACAGGAGATGATCTCCGTGAAGCATTTATAAAAGTTAATGCAAACTTTGAAGATCTTGATCTTCGTGATAATGAAAAAACAACAGTTACTAATTTAGGATCTGGCGAGGGTATTTTTGATAATATTGTTAACTATGATATTAAATTAAAAAGTATTAGTGCAGGCGACGGAATTGGTATAGAAGCTACTCCTACTGGAGAAATACAAATATCAAATATAACAGAGTCATTTAACGAAATAATAGTAGAATCTAATAATCGTCAAGAGATGACATTATCTACAACCGATAGATTTAAATTATATGCAGGTGTTGGTTTATCAACTAGTATAGATCCTGTTGCAAAAATTATGAGGATCGATAATACAAAGACTACTAGAGTAATACAAGACACAGACCCTACTCTAGGTGGCGATTTGGATGCAGATGCTCATAATATTTTAAGTGCTAACAACATTCAAGCAAATACTTTTACAGGTAATCTTATAGGTAATGTCACAGGTTTAATAAATGGCTACGATCCTTCTACTATTGCACCTTATTTTGACAATTATTTTGATTTTGGAGAAATGGGAAGAACAGTAAACGGTATTATCGATTGGCTTATTGAAGATGCTGATGTAGATTTTGGAACATTCCCACTTCCTGATCCAAGGACAATTGATCTAGGCGCAATCGCAGATTAACGCTCGATAAATACTGTTACAAAAGGAAAAACAATATGGCAGAACCTGGCAGTATTTGGACAGTTGGTACTGGATACAAAATTACAACTTTAATAGAAAGATCTACAGTAAGCATTCGCTTACCTTTAGTTTCTTATTTACAAAATCCTAGTGCTGAATTAATTTCGGGTTCTTTACCTCGTGGGTGTAGACTAGAAGGATTATACATAGTAGGAACTGCATACGAAGTTATTAGAGACACGTCATATAAATTTACAATACGTGTATATCATGAAGATATATTTGAAGATAGAACTTTAGAAATTGTTGTAAGTGGACCAGATGAACCAATTTGGTTAACAAATGAAGGATTGTTACCAGTAGGATCAAATGAACAACTTTTTATACTCGATAACTCAATAATAGACTATCAATTAATAGCAACAGATCCTGATATTTCTGCAGGAGACGAGTTAGAATATTTTATTGCAGAAGGAGATGGCCAATTACCGCCCGGTATATCTTTAACTGAAGATGGTAGACTTACCGGAATAGTTGAGCCTTTATTAGCATTAGATCAGCGAACAGAACGAGGTGGATACGATGCAGCACCATACGGAAATTTGCCTATAGATTTTGCAGCATTGTCTAATAATGGTTACGGAAGTTATTTTTACGATAGTGAAGTCTTTGATTTTAATACAACTACTAACCAGCCAAAAAAACTTAATAGATACTATCCTTTCAGAGTAACTGTAACAGACGGTGACACTTTTACCACAAGAGAGTTTAAAATATATCTTGTCGGTGATGATTATTTAAAATCTGATAACACTCTAATGCATGCAGGTACTGGCGTATTTACATCGGATGCAACAAATGTAAGAACACCAGTATGGCTTACACCTAATAATTTAGGTTATAAAAGAGCAGATAATTTTGTAATTTTACCAATCGAAACTATTGAAAACGATCAACTGGAAGGCATTGTACGTTATACACTAGAAGATATAAACAATGACGGTACACCTAGTGTTTTACCTACAGGATTAAATTTAGATTATTCTACAGGAACAATTACAGGCTATTTGCCATACCAACCTGCTGTAGTAAAAGATCATAAATTTACACTACGTGCAACAAGACTAACTTTTGATTTAGAAACTGTAGAAATATTTGGAACATATTATGAAGATGTTTTATTAGGAAATTCTAGTTTTAAAATTTATAAAACTGATTTAACAGGGTTAGATGACGGCGTTAACGACTTGTTAGCACTGAGAGGCAGACAAATTTTAATAAAAAATAGATTGTATAATGTTATAAACGTAGATGATTCTAATACAGACTATGATGTAATATTTTTAGATGAAACATTGGCTCCTGAAATAAGTTTAGTTGTTTCTCAAACAGCAAAAACAGGCCAGTCTTATTTTTTTGCTAATAGATTAGGATTAAAAGAAAAAGAAAAATATAAAAATAGAACATTAAAATTCTCAGAAACAGAAAAATACACAATTGGAAGTATTGTTCCTTACATCGAATATGATGTTGTTCAAATCAGTCCGCAGAATAATCCAATATTTCCTTATTATGCACCTAGTAATATTGAAATAGGCGAAAGTTATTTTGTAGACGACTATGTTATATACGACGAAAACTTAGGTGGTAATGGATTTATATATAAATGTGTTGAAGCACATACTACTGAAGCACAGATAGACGGCGACGGAGATTTTATTTTAGATGCTAATGGTAATCAGCAAATAATATTTGAAGGTGCAAAATGGACACAAGTTGCAGAGACATTAGAAGAATTAAGTTTATCTAATAGGCTCACAGTAACTAGGCAGGCAATACAAAGAGAATATGGCGGGCCGGTTTATATTACAGCTAAAGATGACAGAGTTTGGAATGTTAAACTACCTAGTACAAGTTTAACAAGAATTAAGCAAAATATAAGTCAATTTTTTAAAGGTGCCGACAGTTCAGACTTTAGAATAGATTTAATAAGAGATAATGAAGATCGAATCGAATTAGATATTAATTTACAAAGCAATCTAAATCAAGGAAGAAATATAGGTATTGCATTATTCCAAAAGGACTTTTTCAGTAAAAATATTGTTATATCAAATAGGGACGAAGTAGATATACCAAGCTCAATAAAAACCTTTGAACTTAAAACAATTGGTGAAATAGATAGTACTATTGCTTGGATTACCGATAGTGATTTAGGTACTATTGCAGCAAACTTACAAAGCACATTAAGTGTTAAGGCTGAAAGTACAGTACCTGATACAAAAATGATATATTCAATTGTAAGCGGTAAACTGCCAAATGGGATGTCTCTTACATATGACGGGGAAATTATAGGTGTTCCTAGACAATATCAAAATTCAGATGGCTCAGGTTTAACATATTTCGACGGTGATGCAACTTGGGATGGTGTATTTCCGGGAGATACGTCATTTGATAGACAATTTAAGTTTACGGTACAAGCAAGAGACAGATTTAATTACGCTACTCTAACAAGAGAATTTGTTTTAGTTGTAGAGGATAATGATAATACAAAGTATACTAAAATATATATGAAACCTATGCTAAAAGAAACAGAAAGAAGCTATTTGCAATCTTTTACTAGCAATTCAGATATATTTGAGCCAGAGAAAATCTATAGACCTCAAGACCCTGAATTTGGAATACAAACTGATTTAGAACTTTTAGTGTACTCTGGAATAGAAGCAAAGGATATAAACAATTTTGTTTCAGCTGCTGCAAAAAATCACAAAAGAAAGAAATATATTCTAGGAAGTTTACAATCTGCTTTTGCAAAATTGCCAGGCACAAATGATGTTATCTATGAAGTAGTTTATATTCCTGTAATAGATCCTGCTAATGCTTCAAAAGGAACAACAGCAAAATCTTTTAAAATAAACACTACTAAAAAAATTACAGTAGACAGTATGCTTTATAATACAAAAGATGATGTTACTAAAACAGGAGCAGGATATGATGCACTACCTATTTACGGAAGAAATACAGTAAAATTTATACAAATAGATAATAGCGAAATTGTAATAGAAACTAAAGATCAAACATTATCAGTTGATGCAGATGAAAGCGATTTTGAAATAGTAATCCGTAGTACCGATAATGTAACGATTGAATTACAAATAACAGATTCAGAGCCTTATAAAATACAACCTCAACCTATAAACACAATAAAAGTAGATTCTAATGCAATTAATATAAGTCAAAGTAAAGATAATTTGAAATATATTAGTAGCTTAGATAATATGAGAGATAACATATCAACTATTGGAAAAACTAAAAGAAGCTACTTGCCTTTGTGGATGAGAACTCCGCAAGTAGGTTTACAAGAATTAGATTACATTCCTGCAATACCGTTATGCTATTGTAAACCAGGATATGCAGCAGACATAATTAGAAATCTTAACGGATACAATTTTGATCCTAAAAAACTTAACTACGACATAGATAGATATATTGTAAAGTCTGCAAATGATAAAGAAAATGAAACTTTTATATTATTTGCAAATTATCAATTTAATGAATAAGGATTTAAAACATGTTTTTACGATCTACCGAAAATTATAGCGTATTATGTGCTCCGAGAAGTGGACACTTTAGTATGTACAATTACTTTGGATTGAACTATTTAACAGAACCAGATTCATCAGGAAAACGTAAATTAAGTTCTTCAGGTAACGTAGGAGAATGGCTAAATTCTGAATCTAAAAATAAAATACTTGTTATTAGGAATCCTTATTCAAGATTACAGTCTGCAATTAAACATACAGAAAATATGAACAAAGGCGATGATTGGACTAAAAGTCATTCAGGATTGTTTCTTGAACAGATTAGTTTTACAAAAGTTGACTTTGAAATTATTAAATTTGAAAAATACAACGACTACGTTACAGAATACGGTCCACACGTAATTACTACACATTCTAATTGCAGAAATTGGCAACCAATGTTTGAACGCTATTATTCAAAAAAACAAATGGATGCAGAATTTGCTGCTTATAGAAAAATTCTTTCTGAAAGAAAAGAGATTTCAGTAGATAAATGGAAAAAACTTACTTCAGAATAAATTATAATAGAAGCACTATACGATAAATAATACAAAGAGGAAACATCATGAGCAATATAGTAGCAACAACAATTGACGCAGCATATCCGGTAGCCGGGGTAGATAACGATACTCAAGGGTTTCGTGATAATTTCCAAATCATTAAAGATGGATTAACAACTGCCGCTACAGAAATTACTACACTAGAAGATAGCACTGCAAAACTAAATGCCGAGAATAACTTTAACGGTACACTTCTTACAAATGGCACACTTAATGCAAGCACCGAATCCTTTTCCTCTGTCGGTAATGTTTCATCAGAACAAGAAATTAGTTTTACTAACGGAATGTATCAAAGTATTAGATTTGCTGAAGAAGCAGCCGGAACAACTATAAGTTTAACATTATCAAATTTCCCAGCAGATGGTGACAGGGTAGCCAAATTTAGATTACAGTTTTTTGGTACAGAAGGTGAGCCTGTAACTGTAAATTTTTCAGCCCTAGGCGGAGCAACAATTTATAAATCTCCAAATTGGCCAGCAAACTTTTTAGTAGACAGTCCAACTAATCCAATAATCGTAGACTTTTGGTCGTATGATGGCGGCAATTCTTATGTGTTTGGAGAATACTTAGGAAGGTTTGAACCTTAATGCACCCGTTGATTAACGATGCTAACCAATTATCCGAGTCTGAGTTGGAAGAAAAAATCTTTAAACTTAACAGAGTTTATCATATTACTTCTAACGAACAGACTAGACATCAAATTATTCTTGCTCTTGACACATATAAAATTGCTTTAGAAGAAAAACGACAAGAACAAAAAAAATTACAGCAAGAACAAAATCAAGGCAATTCTGATCTTGACAATCTTATAAATGTATCGTAAAATACATATATGCTTATGAAAACTGACGAACTAGGTATACCAAGATTCTCTAATCGTGATCTTATCGATATGATTTATTCTGGCCAAACAGATAAAATTCATGTGGTTTTGTGTGAACCTACTGATGAAATAGAAAAATTCAATAGTGCAATGGAAGAACAAGGTATGGGTCCATTGCAGAAATATATTCCACTAGATGTAGATCAAAAGACTTTTGACGGTGTATGTCAAGGTGAATGGTTTATGCCTGAAGAATATAAGAACATGGACATATATTCATGGGTAGAACAAAGATGTCAAACACACAAAGAAGTTGATAGAATTGATGAAGAATTTATTGCGTATGAAGAAAAAGGTTTATTAGACTTATTACGCTATATGGTATATCTTGTAGACTTTATGCGTGAGAATGACATTGTATGGGGTGTAGGCAGAGGATCAAGTGTAGCAAGTTATGTATTATACATAATAGGTGTACATAAAATAAATTCAATCCAGTTTGACCTGGATTGGCGAGAGTTTTTACGATAAATATATACGTATATAATAGGAGAAGGCAAAATGGCCAAAGGTAGAAAAACATATAGAAGCATGCGAGGTAAAGCCGTTGACATGGATCTATTAATGAAAAAGAATGAACTAACTCCGGCTGTTGGTAATGCAAAAGTAAACGCCCGAGGTGATCGTTTGGGACCAGGCGGACAAATTGTAAAAAAGCGTGAAGATCTAATTAAAGAATATTACGATCAGGTTGGATCAGTAAAACAATCTAGTGGCAAGCCAGCACCTACGCCAACAGAAGAAGTTCAAGAATCAGTAGTTGAAGAGAAACCAGCTAAAAAAACTACAAAAAAAGTAGAACCAAAAGTTGAGTTAACTACTGAAGAACAAGAAATGTTCGATGAAGCTGAAGCACAAGATGAATGGATAGAAGACGCAGACGGAAATTTTGTAAGAAAAGGTGAATAATGTCTCAAAACATTAATAGTATTAAAGGAACTCCAAAAGCAATTGGTGATAGAGTTTTAGTAACTGATATGTATTTTGGTGAGCAAACTACTAAGGGTGGAATAATTTTAGGCAACGATGACGGTAAAACTAGAGGAATTTATCCACGTTGGGCAAAAATATATTCTAAAGGACCTAGAAATAGAGATCCTTATGAAGTTGGAGAATGGATTCTTATAGAACACGGTCGCTGGACACGTAGTATTAAATTAGAAACAGAAGAAGGTGAAATAGAAATACGTATGGTAGAAACTGAAAGTATTTTAGCATACTCGGATGAAAAACCCGAAAGTGTTCAAATTGGCGCAGAATATAGTGACGGTGAACATGCAACTATAGATCCTTCAGCTTTTGTGAGTCAGTAATGAATCCATTTAAAGATATTGACACGTTTCAAACAGCGTGTGATCAAGAGCCATCAGAAGCAAACTATAAAATGTATCTTGATTTGATCCGTGAAGAAACAGATGAACTAGAAGAAGCTATCCTAGATAACGACAAAGTAGAACAGTTAGACGCACTAGTAGATATTCTTGTTGTTACCATGGGTGCTATTCGTGCCGCAGGTTGGGACGGGGAAGGTGCATGGAAAGAAGTAATGGACACAAACTTTGCAAAGATCGATCCAGACACAGGCAAGGTACGCAAACGTGAAGATGGCAAAGTTCTAAAGCCAGAAGGCTGGCAACCCCCTAAGTTAGATAAATTTATATAAAAACTACTTGACTCCTTAGCATTTATACGTTATAATATGTATAAAGCTAAGGAGTTTTCATGAAAATTACACCACAAACAGCAGGCGTAGGTACAACAGGACTTACAGGCATTGCATTAATGGCACTACATATCACAGGATTCTTAACAGGATGGGCATGGCCTATTCTTTATGTATTCCTTATCATCTCAGGCATTGGACAAGAAAATAGGAAGGGCTAACTATGGCTACTCACGGAATGATCGATTTAGAAACGCTGCATACTACACCTAAAGCAAGCGTTTTAACAGTAGGTGGTGTAAAATTTAATCCTTACGACAACTCTGAACCTCATAGTGAGTTTTATTTTAAATTAGAATTTGACAGTCAAGATAGAGATGTTAGCGAAGACACACTTGCTTGGTGGAGTAACCAAGATCCAAAAGCGCAAGAAGAAGCATTTGGAGAAGACGACAGAACACCCGTAATAGACTTTTTATATACATTGCCTAAATGGATAAATGGTGTTGATGTACTTTGGGGTCACGGTTATGGATTTGATATTACTATTCTTGAAGACATGCTTAGACAAAACAAGAAAAATATTCCTTGGAACTTTTGGCAAGTACGAGATAGCCGCACACTTTTTAGCATGTGCAAAAGTGACCCTAGAAAAGGTATACAAAAAGATTTACACAACGCATTAGCTGATGCATACTTCCAAGCAAAAGGTGTGCAAATGGCCTATAAAGAATTAGGGTTATCTTAATGCAAAAACTTGATCACCAATTTAATGTTCAACTAGAACATAACAATCCTGTCTTTGAAGCAGTTGTAGGTAGTTACTTAACTGAAACAAACAAAGAAAATAGTGATCGAGACAGTATACTTTTTTATTCACACAAAGTACAGATTAATCCTTTCTTCGCTTTTCCTAATAATGACGAAGTATTATCAATAACTTATGATAAAGGATTAATGCAAGAGCAAGCATCAGCAATACTTGCTAATTATGCTGCAATGCTACTTCGTCCTAAGTATTTAAAACAAAATGAATTTTCACATGCTATTAAACATCTAGCAGCAATTAAGTTTGACAAAATTAGTATCACAAATCAAGAATTATTTTCTAAGTATTATGATTTTATTTGTGTTCCTGGCAATGGATTAAACTTTTGGCAGCAGGCACGGTTGTCTTATGAAAATTTTTGGAATTGTATTCCTAGTGTAGAATGCAATTGGAGTCAAAAATTTGAAGGTAGTAGCCAAGAACATGTCGACAAGAAAAATAATTGGAGTATGTATAATGATTACTATCCAACTGTTGACAGTAAGGTAGGCTATGATATAAATTATGTTGTTTGGTTGCTAACAGATATGATTCTTATTAAACACATATTGTTTAATGATCATATCATTGATAAAGAAGAAGTTAATACTATAATGCGAATTAAAAACAAAGATGTAAGTTGGGATGAAATTAAAACTATAAAAATTCAACTATGGAAAAATGCTCGTAAGGGATTAGAAAGTCCTATGTCTTCTTACCTGCTAGGTAGAGGAATGAGCTTACAAGAAGCACAACAAAAAAACCTTTTTGGACTACAAGGATTTTTGAACACTGTAAATAGTTTTGAGGAAAGCAAATGAAAGAATTATGGGTAGAAAAGTATCGTCCTAAAACAGTAGATGGATATGTATTTAGAGATGAAGCACAAAAAAATCAAGTCAAAACATGGATCAAAGATAAAACTATTCCGCACTTGCTTTTTAGTGGCAATGCTGGGATTGGTAAAACTACTCTTGCTAAGTTATTATTTAACGAGCTTGAAGTAAATGATCTAGACATTCTAGAGATTAATGCATCGCGGACAAACTCAGTAGATGATGTGCGTGATAAAATTGTAAACTTTGTACAAATGATCCCATTTGGGGACTTTAAGGTTGTATTACTAGATGAAGCAGATTACTTATCACCAAACGCTCAAGCAGCTCTCCGTGGGGTTATGGAGGAGTATCATACTACTGCTCGTTTCATTCTTACTTGTAACTATCCAAATCGTGTTATACCCGCTTTGCACAGTAGGTGTCAAGGTTTCCACATTGCTAAGATTGACCAAACTGAATTCACGGCTAGAGTTGCTGAAATTCTTATCAGCGAAGGTGTTACTCCTGATTTGGATACGCTTGATACATACGTAAAAGCAACATATCCAGACTTGCGTAAGTGTATCAACACTGTACAAATGAATTCAGTTGACGGTGTGTTGAACAAACCCAATGAAGGTGACACAGGCGAAAGCGACTGGAAACTTGATATGGTTGAGTTGTTTAAAGCAGGCAAAATTCAAGAAGCACGTAAGCTACTATGTGGTGCTATTCGTCCAGAAGAAATGGAAGAAGTGTATCGTTGGTTGTACGACAACATTACACTGTTTGGTGAAGAAGAAAAACAAGACCAAGCAGTACTAACAATCAAACAAGGGATGGTTGATCACACACTAGTGGTTGACCCTGAGATTAACTTAGCGGCAACGCTTATTAGATTAGCGAGGTTATAGTGACATATCTAGTAACAGAAAATTGTATAAAATGTAAACATACAGACTGTGTTGAAGTCTGTCCTGTAGACTGTTTTTACGAAGGTGAAAATTTTTTAGTAATTAATCCAAACGAATGCATAGATTGCGGAGTATGTGTTCCAGAATGTCCGATTGATGCAATTGTAGCTGACCACGAGTTAGAAGAACCTGAGCGAATAAAATGGATCGAAATAAATGAAAAATATTCAGACATTTGGCCTGTAATTACAGAATCAAAAGGTTCACTACCAGATGCAGTTGATTGGGAAGATGTAGAAGGAAAACTAGAAATGTTGTCACCGGAACCCGGAGAAGGAGACTTATAATTGATTAGAGCAATCTTAGCTTGTGATGACACAGGCGGCGTAAGCAAAGATGGTACACTACCGTGGCCTAACAATTCAACAGACTTAAAATGGTTTAAGGAAAATACAGCAGGACATATTGTTGTAATGGGGTCTACTACTTGGGACGATCCCCATATGCCTCGTCCCTTACCAAATAGACAAAATGTACTTGTAACTACTCGTTCCAATGAATATACAGGCGCCCATGATTATATTAACGGTGATCTTAAACATCAAATAGGATTATACGCAGATAACAATCCAGGTTTAATTACTTGGATTATTGGTGGCCCGAACATTATCGAACAAACACTAGGCATTATTGATGAATTTTATCTAAGCCGTATTCCAGGTGAATACGATTGTGATACTTTCTTACCTTTAGGAAAAATTGCTACATTGTTTGAACTAGACTGGGAAGAAAAACACCCAGAAGTAACATTTCAAATTTGGAAAAAACGTAAATGAAACAATATCTTGACGCATTAGAACACATATTAGAAAACGGCAAGGATCGTAATGATAGAACAGGTGTAGGAACACGTGGTGTTTTTGGCTATCAAATGCGTTTTGATTTGCGCAAAGGATTTCCTGCTGTTACAACTAAAAAACTTGCTTGGCGTAGTGTAGTAAGTGAACTACTTTGGATGCTAGAAGGATCTAGTGATGAACGCAGACTAGCAGAAATACATTATGGTAAGCCTAGAGAAGAACTTGTAGGTAAAACTACTATTTGGACTGCTAACGCAGATGCACAAGGTAAAGATTTAGGATACATTAACGACGATACTACTAAAGACCTAGGTCCTGTATATGGTCATCAATGGCGCAAGTGGGATGCACAACTTGGTTTTGTTGATCAGATTGCAGAAGTACTAGAAAATATGTATTACAACCCAGAAAGTCGTAGACATATTGTAAGTGCTTGGAATGCAGATCGTGTAAATGTAATGGCTTTACCGCCTTGTCATACATTATTCCAATTTCATATACAAGACGGAGAACTAAGTTGTCAATTGTATCAACGTAGTGCAGATATGTTTTTAGGTGTTCCTTTTAATATTGCTAGTTACAGTCTACTTACTCACATGTTTGCACAACTATTAAATCTTAAGGTTGGTGATTTCGTATGGACAGGTGGTGATTGTCATATTTATCAAAATCATATGGAACAAGTTAAAGAGCAAATTACTAGACAACCTAGAGAATTACCAGAATTATTAATGCCCCAGTTTGCTAATTTAGAAGAATTAGTAAACACAAAACCTACTGATTATGAATTAATTAGATATGATCCTATGGATAGTATCAAAGCACCGATGGCGGTATAATATGTTTAATAATGACGAAGATTATGAACTACAAAAAGAAGCAAAAGAAGTTGCTCGTAAAACAATGCAAATGGATGATTGGGAACGTTATGTAGAAGGTGCAGCATTTAAAATTTTGAAACTTGAAAGAGAGGTACAGCGTCTCAAGTATAATTTTTATCTTGCAGCATTCTTACTTTTTGGTTTGCCTATTATATTAGCAGTACTAGGCATTAGATGAAACATATAAGTGCATACTTTGATCAAGTAGAAACTGCACATGAAAAGTTTGCGTGGTGGCCTGTACGCAGCAGTTTTAGTAAAAAGCTAATATGGTTTAAAAAATATGTGCTGCTTGAAATTACATATGACGATATGGGACGTCCTCCAATTAAAGGACGTAGCTGGAACTTAATATATACTCAACACGAGTATCTTCTATATTTGTTAAAGAAAGGAAAAAATGGGGAGAATTACTGATCCTTATTCAGGAAAACAAAAGTTTTTTAAAGGGAAAGGTCGTAAAGGAAATAAAAAATTAGACGAGTATCAAAAAACTTTATTACAACAAGAACACAATAACAAATTAGAAGAAGCTGGTAAGCTCAACCAAACAAGGCAAAAACCGTTAAAAGGTAAAGCACTAAAAGAATACCAAGTAAAAATGAAAGCACTAAAGATGCAACGCTATTACGGAATACAACCAAAGAATAAACAGTAATGGAAGATCGTTATACACTTAATTATGATCCTAACAATCTCTTATTAGTCTTAGGTGACAGCTGGTCATGGGGAGATAGTTTAAAAAATCGAATTCAAGACACCTATGCATCTATACTAGCAAAAAAACTAGATTTTAGTCTTATTAATAATAGTGTATGTGGTTGTAGTAATTTCGATATGCTAGATCGATTGAGTCAAGAATTAAAAAATATTGATGCAAAAAAATATAATAAAATTATTATTATTCTTGGATTAACTGAAACAGGCAGAGAGTGGCACAGATATCAAATTCTAACAAACGACATTGATAATAAGTTTAAAATGATTGAACAAAGCACAGTTGATCGTATAGATTTTTTATCAAAATTACTTCCAAATAATGTTCAACTTATTGTTAGTAGAAATTTTACAAATTTTTATCCAGAAACAACTTTACATAATAATAAATTTTTTACTCGTAAAATTTGGTGTGAAATAATATCACAAAAATGTAAAGTTGAATGGCCTATAACGTATGGTCCTATTAGTGGCTGTGTTTTTGAACCTATGCTTTCTCGTTATAAAAATGATGCTAGTTTTAAATCTTGGTTTTCTGAAAAAATAGACCTTGCACAAAAAACTTGGGATTGGTTAGACAACAGTCCTTATAATTATAAAAAGTTCACTAAACATCCAACCGAAGAAGGTCATGTTTTATGGGCAGAGTATTTGTTGCTTTTGATAAAGGAATTTAAGTTAAATGAAAAGTAAGTTTATAAATGCATATATGGACGTTGCTGAACGTTTTGCACAACTAAGTTCAGCAAAGCGTTTACAAGTAGGTGCGATTGTTGTAAAGGATGATCGCATTATCAGTATTGGCTACAATGGTATGCCTAGTGGATGGGATAATTGCTGTGAAGAATGGGATGGTGAGGATGAATGGGGGAACACCATTACTAAAAGTAAAAAGGAAGTGCTTCATGCAGAATCAAATACGATTGCTAAACTTGCCCGATCTTCTGAAAGTGGTGAAGGGGCAACTATTTTTATTACACACGCACCTTGCATAGATTGTGCTAAACTAATCTATCAAAGCGGAATAGCCACTGTGTACTACAAAAATGAATATCGTAGTACACAGGGCATAGATTTTCTTAAAAAGTCAGGTGTTGTTATTCATCACCATAAACTTTAAGAACTTCTTTTACGGCTTGATGTCTTTCTATATCTCCTTGGCCAAAGTTGACTATGTCAATGTACGATGAGTCTGAGTTTGTTAAACGATTAGTGAAATCGATAAGTCCGTTATCTTTTAACCTATCTGCTTGAGCTAAATCTCCTGTTACACACATCTGACTACCTTCACCTAAACGTGTTAGTAGCATTTTCATTTGATTTTGCGTAGCATTTTGCATTTCATCAGCTAAAATAAATGCATTTTTAAAGGTACGTCCACGCATATAAGCTAATGGAGCGATTTCAATTATACCTTCTTCTATCATACCTTCAATTTGTCTTGCGTCAAAATATTCACGCAGCACATCAAATATCGGTCTTGTCCATGGAGCCATTTTTTGTTCTAGCGTTCCTGGTAAAAACCCAAGATCTTCGTCAACTGACACAGCTGGTCTAGTTACAATAATCTTGTCAACTTTACCTTCCTTAAACAATTTAACTGCGACCTGAACTGCAAGTAATGTTTTGCCTGTGCCTGCAGGACCAATTCCAAATACTATGTCTTTAGAATCGTCTAACAGTTTAACCACATATGATTCTTGTGATTTATTTCTAGGAAGTATTGTAACTGATTGTTTTTTTTGATGATTATTAAAATTTACTACGTTTGAATAGTTTTGACTTGCACGTGATTGTGCTTTTTTCTTTGCACCCATTAAAGATCCTCCTTTTGGATGTGGAGTAGGGTAGTTTGTGTTCCGTAGAACTCAGTTGCCCTACAAAAGTATTTATACGACTACACACTTTAAAAACACATACTTTATCTTTCTTTTAAAAAAATATAAGTATCCCTTTCAGATAAATAATACTAATAGACAATAGGTTAACCAATGTACGACTCACTAGACATAATTAAAAATATCGAATCTATATATGATTCTAATACAGCGTTTAACGTTCTTAAAGACTTTGAAAGAGTGTTAGATCATTTAGATTTATATGTATACGCTAATTGGCCAGAAGGTGAATTGGCAGAAGGACCTAAGATTGATAGACATTGGGTCACTTGTTCATTTATGTGGCCAGAAGATAAAATGCCAGATCCGATGGGCGGAAAACGTCTATTAGATTATGATTGCAAAGTAAAATACAAAAAAACTAGTATTATACTTCCTAGAAAAATTGAATCACCGGATGATATTCGTCCTGGTACTAAAAAAGGTAAACTAGATAGACATCCTATTTGGGTTGTTGAAATTCAGATGCCTAAAAAACTTATTATGGATATTTACACAGGGTACATGCAAGATATTAATCTAAGTGCAGAAACACCTATGCCTCAAGCGCCTGAAATGCAGCCAGCAGAAGAAGCTTCTCAAGAAACAGCACCCGAAGGAGAAAGTGTATGACTTTGAAAGCAGGAGATCTAAGAGACTTGTTAAACAAAGTAGTAGAAATTGATTCTCATAAAAGTAAAATGGGGAATGATTCAGATATTGTTGTAGTTACACTAAGCACACTTACTAAAGAATCAGCAGACGATTTAAGTAGTTTTATAGAAAGAGGATATTCTTTTGTACTTGACGCTGATGCCACACCGGGTGAAACAAGTGACGGAACATATAAAGTTTTTATAGAAATTGAACGAGACGGAGAAGCAGCAGCAAACATTATAGAAATGGTAGATGGCATTTCAAAATTATCTAATATGGATGATCTTAGATTTAGATATTATAAAAACTTTAAAAGTAAAGAGTTAAATGCAACTAACTTAGAAGAAGTACTTCCTACAACAGCAGACGACTATGATGTAGCAATACAAGAAGGAAGAATGCAAAACTATAAAAATTTCTTTAATAAAAGTTTTGTGGAAGATGTGTATATGGAAGATGATATGATAGTAATTAACAAAGCATATGCTGATCCAGTTGCATTTAATTTTATAGATTTTGGACCAACACAAGAGACACTAGATTCTATAAACGAATCATTTAATGCTGACGACTTTGCAGAAATTATATTTCTTTCAAAATATGTCGGCGACTACAATATAACTAAATATGGACACAAGCTAACCTTTGAAAACCAAGGAAATACGCTTGTTGTAGAAAGAGTTGTAGTATAAAGGACAAACAATGGCAGTAGAAGATTTTAAATTTGAATTCACCGAAGAAATGGTGATTGAAATGCTTCGCGGAAACGAAGAAGCAGAAGATTGGTATGACGCAATGTGCGAAATACTTCCACTATGGGAAATGGACACGCCGGAGCGTGTAGCAATGTTTATTGCACAATGTGGACACGAATCAAATAACTTTAAAGTACTAAGTGAAAATTTGAACTACAGTGCTAAAGCACTTGATAGTTTATTTGGCAAGTATTTTAAGAGAGCAGGTAGAGATGCACAAGAATATCACAGACAGCCTCGCAAGATTGCAAACGTTATTTACGCAAACAGAATGGACAACGGTGACACAGAAAGCGGTGATGGTTGGACTTTCCGCGGAGGCGGCATACTTCAGCTTACTGGACGTTACAACTATACCAAGTTCGCAGAAGAAATGGAAATGTCACCGGAAGAAGCAGTAGAATATGTGCGCACTAAAAAAGGCGCACTTGACTCAGCTTGCTGGTTTTGGGATACAAACGGTCTAAACAAGTATGCAGATGCGTGTGATGTTAAAGGTGCAACAAAGCGTATCAACGGTGGATACATTGGACTAGAAGATCGTGAGAAGCACTACAAACACGCTATGGAAGTACTAGGCGGAGACTGGGAGCCTGGCAAAATTGAATATGAAACAATTCGCCTAGGTTCTAAAGGACCAACTGTTAAAGCAGTACAAGAAGAATTAGAAATTGGTGCAGACGGCATCTTTGGTAGAGGTACAGAAGCACACGTTAAGACTTGGCAAGAGGAAAATGGGCTAACACCAGATGGTATTATGGGTCCTCAAAGTCTTAAATTAATGTTTGGGGAATAAAAATGAAACTGTCAGGGATACTTTTAATTGTTATTATGACGATGGGCGGCATAGGATACTGGTACTATACTGATACACAGCGGACTATTGCTGTTCTAACTGAAAACAATGCAAAACTTGAACTGGCAGTTGCAACCAACGAAGAAACAATCAAAACAATGGCGGCGGATTTTGCTGCCGCCAATAATGAATTAAAAAGAGTTAACGAAGAGTTTAATGCTATTCGTCAACAAAACAACAGACTAGCAAGCAAACTTGCTGATTTTGATCTGGCATTACTAGCAGCAAACAAGCCAGCTTCAATCGAACGTGCTGTAAATAGAGGTACTGCAAACGCAGCTAGATGTTTTGAATTACTAGCAGGTGCTGCACTAACAGAGGAAGAGAAAAATGCAAAGAATGGCGAGTCTTTTAACAAAGAGTGCCCTTGGCTTTATGATAATTATAAGTCTAGCGGCATGCTCAACGACACCACGAGCAATAACAGTAACCAGCAAACCAATTGATAAACCTGAGTTAGTGTTACCTGGTGTTGACCCTGTCAACATGCGCCGTGTTGAATGGGTTGTTATCAACCAAGAAAACATGGAAGAAAAGATTGCTGAACTTACAGCAGGTGGCGCTCCTCTAGCTATGTTTGTACTAACAGCACAGGGTTACGAAAACCTAGGTTTAAACTTCTCTGACATCCGTGCAATGGTACAGCAACAACAACAAATTATTCTTGCATACGAAAACTACTACAAAGAAGCAAACAAAGCTCTTGACGATGCAGAAGCTCAA